CGAGAGTTTATAACTCTCTCGCTTACATACAAAGTTGTGAAGAAAAATCTCTGATTATTGTTGAGTCCAACAAAAGAAGAGAAGTTACTTGGGGAGACAAAATCTCCGAGTCCTTGAAAAGTTACGAGAAAACAGAAGAGCATAAAGAAAACATAGGCAAAGCAATGAGAAGGGTGTGGGAAACTGACCCGACAATGCCAGAAAAATGCTCTAGAAAAGGATCCAAACACTCCGACGAGTCTAAACAAAAAACAAGTCAAACAATCTCTCGTCAAAAGTGGTACTGGAAAATAGAAGACGGTGTAGTAGTGAGAACTCGGTCAGAAGAACACCCTGGGGAGGGGTGGAGCCGAGGAAAAAATCCGAGATGATGATATAGTCTGACCTTACGGGAAACCGTAAGAAGTGATGAATAAAGAGTCATCACGATAACACAGTGCTCCAGCAAACCTATGCTGGTGTAGACCCGATTCTGACTACACTGGCTCAAGGTTTCATGTTGCCGGCGACAAATATCGCCAACTTTATTGCCCCCGTCGTTGACACCCCGACCCGTGCTGGCCGGATTCTGCGTTTCGGCAAAGAGCAGTTCGCCATCAACGACTTCCGTCGTGCATATGGCACCAATATTCCTTACGTTCAAAGCCGTTACGACTCGGAGCCCTATGCTCTCGAGCAAGAAGTGGTGGCGTGGGAACTGCCGGAAGAAGTTATTGAGAACGCTGGCGAAGGTCCTGCTCAGGTTGACCTGCGTGCGATTGAAACTCGCAACGCAATGTCTCGTCTGATGAACGCTTACGAGTACACCGTGAGCCAGGCTGTGACCGTGACCGCTGGTTACAACCCTTACGAGCCCAACACTGCTGCTGGCTCTCAGGACGGTCTGGGCTTCACCACCTGGACAACCTTCAACACAGCTTACGGCTCTGCCACTGGTCCTGCCGCTTGGTCCTCCCTGACCTCGAACCCTATCGAGGACGTGCTGACACTGAAGCGTTCGGTTGCTAACCAGATTGGTATTCGCCCCAACTCGATGGTTGTGGGAACCGCTGTGTTTGACCAACTGCTGACCAGCCAGGCGATTCTTGAGCGTATCAAGTACACCACAGCTGACAGCATTGACACCGACCTTCTGGCTCGTTACTTCGGTCTTGAGCGCGGTCTGCGCGTGGCCGAAGGTCGTTATTTGGCTACCGATGGAACCCTCCAGCCTGTGTTCCCTGAGAACGGCATCCTGCTGTTCTACAGCCCGAACGGTCCTTCGGATTCCGTGATGCCTGCTGGTGGCGCTAACGCTGCTACCCCTGCCTTCGCTTACACTTACCAGCTGACCGGCACCCCTGCCGTTCGCCCTGAGTACTACATCCGTGAGCGTCGTGTGGTCCGTGCTGAAATCACCGTTGAGCGTGTTGTTAACCTTGTTGGCCTGGGTGCTACCGGCCTGATCGGCTCTGGAGCTATGATTACCAACATCCTGTCCTGATTAGGAAGGAAATATAGGAGGTGTATCATGGCTATTCTGAGACCAATTACTAAAGCTCAATACGAAGTGAGCTTCACCGCCATCGGCGGTCCTACTCTCACTGCTGTCTTCACAAAGTTCAGCGGTGTCAAAGATTCGGCCGATAGCAGCACCTACGCCAACGGAACCGGAAACCGCATCTATCACGTCGTTGGTCCCCGGACAGCGGATAACATTACGCTGACCGCCCCTTACGACCCGTCCATCTTCAAGCAGCTTGAGCAGTTCTGGCTCAAGTACAACTGTAACCCTATCACCGTTACAATCACTCCTAAGGATTGCATCGGCGAGGGTTCTGCCCCGACTGGCGGTCAGTACATTTGTTACGAGTGCCAGTTTACGTCGATTACAACTGCTGAAGTCGATCGCGAGAGCGCCGACGTGCAGGAAATCGAGGTGGAGTTCACAGTCAACTACTTTGATAGAACCTGACGGATTACCTCATACGTTTGCTCCTCCCCGCTTCGGCGGGGTCTTTTTGTATAAGGGTAAAACCTAACTAACGTGGGATAGTAGTCAGTCGTATGGCAAAAACGACATTCTCTAGCGGAGTCATCGTCACTAGCCAATGGCTAAACGGTGCCCAGCAAATTTATTTTGACGGGCAGGACCTTGACTGGCACTACGCCCCTCTAGGACTCAACTCGCTCGTTCGTACAGGTCCGAACGGTTTGGACAGTGCCTACTTGACTCTGGACACCAATCAACCCGAACTCTCTGCCGCCGGTCTCTACATTAGCGGTTCAGGTCTAACGGGTACCAAAGTCGTGGAAGGAGTATGGAACTTCGGGTATGACCCTGCTCAAGTGGGCAACCCTGCGAACGTCATTGCGAACGCACCGAAGAGTTATACCACGAACGACAAGTATAATTACGCTAACGGTGCTCTGACCCCGACCGTTCCCCAGAAGTTTAACTCCATTGACTCTGCCGACCTGATTACAAAGGAAGTCATGAAGACCTGGGTGGAGTACCTGTTCGAATCCCTAGAAATTGACAACGGTGTCTACTACTCTGACACGGACCCCACCTGCCAGAACTACAGCGTTGGCAGTGGAAACTCCGACGTTATTTGTCCGCTTTGACGAGGTTGAACAATGGCCCGCTATTCACCTCTGCCAAGCATTAATCTTGACCCGCGAAATGAAGCGGAAATAGTTCAGCAAGCGTCTCAGCGAGTCTACCAAGCGTCTGGACAGACCCTTAACGACTTCAGCGCAGGCAACCCCCTCGCGGCACTCCTGGAGGGAATGAGCTTCGCCCAAGGTGAGTTCCTGTTCTGGGCAAACCAACTTCCTCAGTCTATCCTAATTGAGTGGTTGGGTCCTTTCCTCGGTGCCATGAGGCGCCTGGGGACGCCTTCGATTGCTCGTCTTCAACTCACAGTTCCTCCAGTCGACACAGCAACAACTGTTCCAGCAGGAACTGCGTTTCTCACTGACTCGAACTTCACGGGTGGTGAGCAGTTTACTTTCATTCTTGACGAGGAAGTTACTATCCCTGCTGGAGAGACTGTTGCGTTCGCGACTGCCTCCTCTCAGTACGTCGGAAGTGTCTACAACGCACCGGCGAACTCCATTACCGGGACCTCTGCAATTAACGTTAACGGACTCACGGCAACCAACCCACAACCTGCCTCCGGAGGCAGCGACGTGGAAACCTACCAGGAGGTTCAGGAACGTTTCTTCACACTCATTCGTCGACGCAACCCAGTGAGTGCTGAAGACTGGGAGAACTTCTTCATTGACTTCTACGGAGTCGGCACTCGAACCTCGGTTCAACCGAACCGTCCGAACCAGGGTACGTACAACTACTTGACTGACTACCTGTTACCGAACGGGCAGGTCTCGTTCTTCGTTCTGGGTCCAGACGGCATAGAACTGAACAAGAGTCAGTTGGAACGAGGACAGAACGCTATAAACTTCCTGACGTCGGTTGAGAACCAAGCGCACCTCTACCCGACCACACTGAGTCAAGTTCAGTACGACTTGACGGTGGAGGTTGACGCGAACGGCAGTTTCGGTGAGAACCTGAAGAACAGTTCCTTGAACTTCCGCGACCGTCTGTTCGCTGTGTTGACTCCCGGAAACGTGTTTCCGCCAACGACTGACCCAACAGTCAGCGACGTTGACGCTGCGTTCTACTCAACCTTCCCTGACAACACACGGTTCGTTGACCCTCGCATTAAAGTGAGTGCTGCGTACAACACTCCGCCACTCCTGGAACCTGCTGCAGCGACGTACACCAACGTGTACACCTTTAAAGCAACTGAGTTTCTTCTGAGCAAGAACGACCTCGTTCTGACAACGCTTCCTGCACCGACTTACTACCCTGTGCTTACAGGGTTCACCCCGTACTCCACCGAGAAGAAGAACCAAACTATTTACGGCAACCTGGTTCTTCAGCAGATAGAGTTTCTTGTCGCTGGGTCCTTCCTTCGGGGTCAGGTTTGTTACTGGGACCCTTCGGTCGGCGGAGACGGGCAACTGCACGTCATTAACGAGAACCTTTCCATTGGCACTCAACAGGAAATTCCGGAGTTAATTCGCGTTGGTAAAATTTCCACGGCGAAGTCCTACTCTCCTTGGGTCGTTGGAAACACCTACCAACAAACCACAAGCGTTGGCGTCTACGACCCTCAAATAGTAGAGTACGACTACTCCTCAGACGAGTTTGTACCTGACCCGACCTCCTTAATTCCTCGAAACAAACGACCCGGAACTTTTGCCTGGGTAGTTGGACAGAACTTCACACTGCTTCCTCCAAGCAATGAGGTGACAACTGCGTTTACTGACTTCAAAATTGGGTCTCCGGTAGTTCCTGAGCAACTCCAAGTCGGTTTAACCTACGCTGCCGGAACCTGGGTCTACACGCCTCAAATTGGGTCCGGTCCGGACCCTGTTGCTGACCCGTACTACAACTACGTTGACGTTCGTCTCGGAGTTGTCAACAAGTACGCCTACGTTGAGCAGACTTTCACTTACCTGCCCGACGAGAAAACGGTCAGCGTTTACTTCGACGAACTCGTTGAGCAAGAAATTGTAAGAGAAATTACCGTGACCAACGGAGACACAGGACTTCCCGTCTACAAGTACAAACCACGGTTTCCTGTTGGGACTTACTTGGAGTACCGAGAGGACGTTAGTTCCCCTCCCCAGTACTACATTGCCGCAAAGTACTTCACACCGACTAGCACGAGTGCCCAGGAACTTGTTAACAGGGGTTTAATCTTCCCTTTGTACGTAGACCAAGCACAGTTTACTTACCTCGTTTCTCAAATACGAGACAAGAAGGTCAAGACACCAACTCGTATGTTTCGGTTCTTCAAGGGTGACCGAACCTTCTTCCGCCAAGGTTCCAAGGTCATTTCCTACACAGCAACCACGAGCGTTCACCCACTGTTTGAGTTCTACGTTTACCTTCAGAACGGAGTGTTCGTTGAGACAGAGAAGTACCTTCCAACTCAATACGACTCCGTTGACTACATTCCTTATTTCAACCCTGCTTACGTAGAGTACAGCGAGGACACCGTTCTTGCCGAGGACGGACGCAATCTGTACCGAGTCATTGACGCTTTCACGCCCACTCTAACTGTTGTCAACTGGACAAACACTACTGTGACAAACACTGCGCGGTTTGAGGAGTACCAGGGTAACCTGCTGCGTTACGTGGACCAGTACGTGTGCGAAGAAAGTATACTTTCTCAACTCGGTAAGGATATTTCCGCGATTAAACTTGGAGTTGCTCAAATTACCGTCATCCCTAAGAACACTGGTCGCTTCTCAAACTCTGACCAGCAAGCAGTGTTCGTCTGGGAAAACACTTCCTCGGCGACTGAAGTTCCTCAACTCTCCTGGTCCTCCGGTTCGTTGGCGTCGTACTCACCCCCTAACTACGGAACTGGGACGTG